AAATGTTAGGACAAGTACCTGATTTAAAATCATTTAATAAGACTTCTATTATGGGTTTTGTAATTGTACCTGTACAACCATTTGGTTTTAATTATTTGGGCGGTAAACTATTAGCGGCCGTTTGTTGTTCACACGAAGTAAGAGAAATGATGAATAGTAAATATGATATGAATTTAACTTTGTTTGAAACAACATCTTTATATGGTAATAGTAAATCATCAAGTCAATATGATGGTATGAAACCATTTTTAAGATATAAGGGTTTAACAGATAGTGATTTTATACCTTTGATACACGGCAAACCATACCACGATTTATCAAACTTTGTAGAAAATAATGTAGGCAAGTTAGTAAAAGATGATGCTTCAAGTAAAAAATTAAAACTTACAACGGCTATTATTGGTTTAGTTAAAAGAAGTTTAGATGGTACAGATTTAGAAAAGTTTAATACAACCATTAACAATGCTAAAAAACTTACTGAAAGAAAAAGATATTACTCTTGTAATTATGGTATTAAAAATTATATAAACATTGTAAATGGTAAAGAAACCGAAATTGTAAAAGATGATAATTACGACAAACATAACCTAAATAATATAATAGAATGGTGGAAGAATAAAGCAACCAATCGTTTTAACAATTTAAAAAATGAAAATCGTTTGAGGAGAGAACTTGAAATATGGTCGCCGAGTGCACAAATACAAATTATCAGATGATTACAAAAAAAGATTACGAAGATTTAAAAGAGTATTGGGATTACCAACGTAAAGTACAATATAATAAAGAGATTGTACATAATATGGCTGAACAATTTGAAAATAGAGTATATAATGATTTTGGTGTGGTAGATTTAAAAGAGATGAAAGATTTATTATGGACTAGAGTAAAGTCTGAAGATTACGAAGAACCAAGAAAAGGCTGGGTACCTGAAGAACCATCATTGAGGTTCGAGTGGGAAGGACCAGCAAAAATGCCAAAATTTAAATTGGAAAAACCAAAAGGTAAACCAGTTGTTTTAAGAGCTAAAACTAGTAAAGAATGGCAAGAAGCATTTGAAGACGATAATGGAAATAATGATATATAGTAATGGTAAAGTTAGTGAAAAACACCACTTCAAACCTCAGGAGCTTGACAAAGTTCGACAATTCTGTTATAATGAGAATATAAAGTGGTACATTTTAAAATATAGTGATAAGGAGATAATGGAATATGAGCAACTTTCTAAAAGAAATAATTAAAGAAACAGGAAATGAATACGCTACACTTGTTAGTGAAGGTGTTGACAGCGCTGATGTAACAAGTTTTATTGATACAGGCTCGTATTCTTTTAACGCTTTGTTATCAGGTAGTATCTATGGCGGTATGCCAGGTAATAAGATAACAGCAATCGCTGGTGAGGCGGCTACAGGTAAAACATTTTTTGCCTTAGGTATATGTAAACACTTTTTAGATACAGACAAAGACGCTGGTGTAATTTACTTTGAATCAGAATCAGCAATCTCAAAAGATATGATTGAGGGTAGAGGTGTTGATTCAAGTAGAATGGTAATAGTACCAGTAGCGACAGTACAAGAATTTAGAAATCAATCAATAAAGATTTTAGACAAATATATCTCACAACCAGAGTCAAGTAGAAAACCTTTAATGTTTGTACTTGATAGTTTAGGTATGTTATCAACTACAAAAGAAATGGAAGATACAGCTGCTGGTAAAGAAACAAGAGATATGACTAGATCACAAATAGTTAAATCAACATTTAGAGTATTAACATTGAAACTAGGTAAGGCAAATATACCTATGATTATGACCAATCATACGTATGATGTTATTGGTTCAATGTTCCCTCAAAAAGAAATGGGTGGCGGTTCAGGTTTGAAATACGCTGCTTCATCAATCATCTACCTAGGTAAACGAAAAGAAAAAGATGGCACCGAAGTAGTTGGTAATATTATACATTGTAAAAATTACAAATCAAGGTTAACAAAAGAAAACGCACAAATTGATGTCAAACTAACATACAAACAAGGGCTTGATAAGTATTACGGCTTATTAGAACTTGGTGAGGCTGCTGGTATATTTAAGAAAGTATCTACAAGATATGAAATGCCAGATGGTAGTAAAGTGTTTGGTAAAAACATCAATGATGAACCTGAAAAGTATTTTACAAAAGAAGTATTAGATAAGATTGATGAATATGCCAGAAAAAAATTCAGCTACGGATCAGACGAAGAAGAAAAAAACTAAAAGATACGTTTTTGTTCAAAGAGAAGAAGACGATTTTACTTGTATAAAAATCGTTGAAGGTAAATTTGAAGGCGTGGTCTATAAGTACGGCAAAGTTGGATTTGCTCATACAGAAAATCCAGACGGAACATTGCCTATGAAGTTTGACTATGATATTATGGTTAATCCTAATAAGGTAGATGTTGATTCGCAAGAGTTTATAGATTTTATTGGTGATATATTAATGGAACAATTGGAGAAACAAGTAACAGATGGCACCGTTGTCTTTGACAAATAACGAAAGAATAGAACTTACTATTTTAAGAAACTTCTTTTATAATGAAGATTTTACTAGAAAGGCTTTGCCTTTTGTAAAACCTGATTATTTTACAAATAGAATTGAGAAGTTATTATATGAAGAAATAGATAAGTTTGTACAACAATATAAAAATCTACCTACAAAAGAAACTATACTTATTGAATTAGGCCACAGAAAAGATTTAAATGATGAAGAAGTAAAACTTATTAAAGAGTTAGTTACTTCTCTTAATGATGAGAAATCAGATTTACAATGGTTATTAGATACAACAGAAAAGTTTTGTAAAGACAGAGCAGTACATAATGCCGTCTTATCTGGTATTAAGATATTGGATGGTAAAGATAATCAAAGACAACCAGAGGCAATACCAAGTATATTAAGTGAGGCATTGGCCGTATCATTTGACAATCATATCGGACACGATTATATTGGTGACGCTGAAAGTAGATTTGATTGGTACCACACAAAAGAAAAAAGATATCCTTTTGATTTAAACTTCTTTAATAAGATTACAAAAGGTGGTGTTCCAAGTAAAACTTTAAACATTGCTTTGGCAGGTACAGGTGTTGGTAAATCTTTGTTTATGTGTCACGTAGCTTCTAACTTTTTAACACAAGGTCAGAATGTTTTGTATATTACTTTAGAGATGGCCGAAGAACGAATTGCTGAAAGAATTGACGCTAACTTAATGGATGTTACAATGGATGATTTACACGATATGCCTAAACAACTATATGATGATAAGATGGCTAAGTTGAGAAGTAAAACTACAGGTCAATTAATTATCAAAGAATATCCAACAGCGTCTGCTCACGCTGGCCATTTTAGAGCATTAATGAATGAACTATCATTAAAGAAAAGTTTTAAACCAGACATTGTGTTTATAGATTATTTAAATATTTGTGCTAGTGCTAGATTTAAAGGTGGTAATATATCATCTTACTTCTATATCAAAGCAATTGCTGAAGAACTTAGAGGTCTTGCTGTAGAGTTTAATCTACCTATCTTTTCAGCTACACAAACAACTAGAACTGGTTTTGTATCAACTGATATTGGATTAGAAGATACATCTGAAAGTTTTGGTTTACCAGCGACAGCCGACTTTATGTTTGCTCTAATGTCTAATGAAGAATTAGAATCACTAGGGCAAATGAAAGTAAAACAATTAAAGAATAGATACAACGACCCTAGTATGAATAGAGCATTTATTGTAGGTGTTGATAGAAGTAAAATGAGATTATATGATGTTGAAAATTCAGCACAGAATATAGTAGATAGTAACCAATCAAAAGATAAAGAAAGTTATCCTACACCTGAACAGGCTTACGATAAATTTTCAGACTTTAAAGTATAATGGTAAAAAGAAAAGTACAAAAAGTAAAGTTTCATAGAGGTGATAGAAGACCTAATAATGAACAACCTAATCTATCATATATAAAGAAGATGAAAAAGGTTAAAAAAGACATTGTATGGGAAGTTATTGAAAAACCTACAGATAAGGTTGTAGCACAATTCTTTTTTGAAGAAGATGCTTTTAAATTAGTTAAGTTTCAAAATAAACATAGGGTATGGGAACCAAATGGTGGCATACCTAGTTTTTTATGGGTGAGAGTATGATACAAATACAAAGAAAAGATTTACCATTTAAAGGTTTTATCACTACGTTTGAAAGTAAATTAAAAGAACCAGAAATGGATAAACAAATTAAAAAAGTGATTGATAAGTATGGTGATAGACAAAATCATAAAACAAATGTTAAGGCACAAATGACCGAATGGAAAATGTGGCACGAACCAGGTTTTAAAAAACTAGCAGATATTGTTTTAGATATAAGTAAACAAATATCACAAGCTAGATATAATAGGTCTATTAATCCTATATTAGATAATTTATGGGGTATGAAATATAAAAGTGAAGAAACAGCAATACCACACGACCATTGGCCTTCTATTTGGTCATTTGCTTATTACATAAATGCTCCAAAAGGAGCACCTGGTTTATTTTTTCCAGATATGGGAGAACAAGGTGGTGAAAGAAATATAGAACCAGGTCTTTTAATATTTTTTGAAGGACATATTAAACACGCTGTAAGATCAGCCAAATTTAAAGGTTATAGATATGTAGTGTCAGGTAATATAAAGGAGAATAATGCTTAATAAAGTATTTACATTTTGGAAGAAAAAAGAAAAACCAAAAATAACTTGGTGGTCTACAATTGAAGGCCTTGAAAAAGTTGTACCTATTGTTCCAGCAAAAGAGTATATTCCTGATTGGTGGAAAAGAGTTGAAAGAATGATTAATAGTAACGTA